AATTTTATGTCCAGCTCGCCACAAAGCGTTTACAACTTCAATAACATTTTTGTCTGGAGTATCATGAATAACTTTTGAGTAATCATATATCTCACGATTACTTCTGTGAGACACCGTTCCATCAATATCTACAATTACTGCACTACGCATGTCTGTTCCAATTCTCTAAAAATGGATCTTCATATTCATATAAAATTACTGGAGTTAGTTCGCCCATCCAGGCACCTGCACAATTATATGAAATATATTCTTCTGCTTCCATTACATCCATGCCATCACGCTCAACAAGTATCTGTAGCATCTTTATAAACGAGTATGTTGCTAGTGTTGGTTGACCACACCGTCTTGAAAAACCAATAAAGGCATCCTCAAATCCATCCATTAACAGCATCTCTTGATCTGTTTCATAATAGACTAAAGTTTCTAATTCTTTTTTGTTCACTACCATCCTCCAAGACAGCTTTTTGAGTGTGTGTGTATCCAAAAGTTTCCTTCTAGATGTTTTTTTGTTGGTGCATAAAGTTCTGTGCCACAGGCACCACAATTATGCAACCATTCTTGTGCAAAAAAATCGTACTGAAATCCTTTTTCGTACTTAATCATTTAATATCCTTGGCTTTGTGTATATCTATAATACACTATGTGGGGTGGGCTTGTCAAGTTTATTCTTCATAGAGTTCGTAGGCAACAAAGTCTGTATTGTCCACAAACTCTTCATGAACTACTCCATCTACAAAGAACTTAATCTTAGAAAAATATGCTCCATAAGAAACAATTTCTCCAACAACTTCCTCTTCAAATAGCCATACTAGATTGCCCGATGTCATTTTATACTCCTTGGTGGATCGCCCTTGGCTCCATCAAAGTAGCATTTTACACCAAAGGATTCTATTAGCTTTCTAACCATTTGTAAATATTCCATAAAAGTTTCCATCTGCGGAGCATTCATAGACATAATTTGATTTTCATAAATACGAATAGAAATATACTGATCAAACTCTACAAAATCCACAACAAGTTTTGGGTATGGTGGCTTAATTTGATGAACTGCAACGGACATTTCTTTTGTAAATTTAGCCATCTGACACCGCATCTAAAATCATAGACCATACCTCTTTTGTTTTATGCATATTTTTAGAGGGACTTGGCTCTCCATCTACTAAGTATACACCACCCCAAACTCCCCATTCTGAGTTTGTTGTTCCGTGATTAAAACACTCTGCTATAACAGGACACTGCAAACAAATAGTTTCATCAACTGTTTTTGCAAGTATTGGATCTTCTTCATACTTATCAAAAAACATTTCACGGTCAATGGCACGACACTTAGCCTTCATCATCCATTCTTCATCTAACATACTTTGCTGGCACTTCCCAACCATTTTCATTTGGCTCGTAGGTTTTATAGAATCCCCATTTGCCATCCCTTAGCAAACCGCCCTTTGACATTTCTCCAAGAGAGTCTGCCTTCCAGTCTACAATAGTCCAGCCATCCCAGTAAAGACCCTTGTTTTTTTCTACTATAGCGTGTGCTTCTTCGTAACCAATTATTGGCATTTATTTTCCTTAGTATCTGTAGAATGAGGCTGGAATTTTTAGTTGTTCAGCCTTACGGATAAGTGCATCATGATTCTTGTCAGGATCTGACTTTGAATTAAATGACACGATGTGGTCAATATTGTAGCTTTCTAAATTTTCTAAAACATCTTGGTACTTAGCACGAGCGAACTTAGTCCAGATTTTCTTTTGTTTAAACATATCCTCTGACCTATTAATAAACTCTGCCGTATATCCATTTATTCTTCTTGGTCCTGCGGTTAAGATCTTAATGTGTTTTTCTTGGTATCCGTTTTTGTGTAGGTTTTCTTCAATTGCAACTACAACTCCACGCATAAATGTTGGATAGTCTCCAAAATCTTTACTACCGTATACTAAAATTTTCATAGCATTCCTAATTAACTAGATCAACAATAAACATTTTTCCTGAACGCTTGTGTTCAAGGTATCTTGACTGGGACTTAATTCTATCATATACTTGAGACATTGACAACCCAGGGCTTAGTTCTTTTACTGCTACCCATTTTGCTGCCATAAGTGCACTGGAGTTTGATGTTCCAACAGAGTTTGCTGTTTTATTATTTGGTGCTGCTGCAAACATTGTTCCTAATGCAAAAAAGTCAGTGCTGGCTGAGTTGTTGCTATATAGTGCTGGAGACATTTGCTTTCCATATGCTGGGTCTGTGGCACCAACAGAAATTGATGATGCAATACATGCAGGAAAGTCTATCTTAGAATAATTATATCCATTTCCTGTTGGGAAAAATGATGGAATATTCTTTGATGCAAGAGAGTTGATTGCATTTTCAATAGGCACATGCTTTGTGCAAGCATCTCTTGAAACATATGACTGACTCATATTTACCGCAACAATGTTATAAGTTTGGTGATTCTTGTCTACCCACTCTAGTGCTCTTTGCACAGCAGTCAGTGACGTACTTGCCCTAAGTCCATTTGCCGTCATTGGAATAATTCTAATAATAACAAGATTAACATTTGGATTGTTTTGAGTAATTACTGAAGCAATTTGTGTACCGTGATAAAAACCATTTCTACTAGCTCTTGCTGGATCTAAAGTTGCTGCTCCAACACCTTCCATAAAATTAGTTTTATTTGGACAAGTGTTAAAGTCAAGTACACATACTTCGTGTACAATTTTTCCAGATACTGAACTATGCGTAGCGTCAATTCCTGTATCAATTACGGCAATGGTGGGCTTGGTGTTACCCTTTGCTGAAGTTCCTGTAATAACCAAAAGCAATGCTATTCCAATAATAGCAATAATACTTTTCTTCATTTTATTTCCTTTTGTTAGTTGGGATTTATATTATATCAATTTAATTGTTAGTTGTCAAGCCATTGAGGGTTATTGTATGTCCATTTTACAACCTTGTCAATTGACTCTTCAATTGCCATTGGGTGTGTCCATCCAGACTTAGCAAGATTTTCTCCACTTAATGCGTAGTGCATGTCGTGTCCTGGTCTTTCTGTATTTGGATCCACCAAATCATAGTTTAATTGCTTACCTGCTGCGTCTGCAACAAGCTGGGCAAGTTCTAGATTGCTTAATCTTTTTTCTCCAGCAATATGCATTCTTAATGGCAAATCTGCTTCTCCATACTTTGGAAAGTCCTGCTCTAAGATATGCATTAGTCCTGAGGCTAAGCTTCTTGCATGTAAATAATATCTGCTTCCAATGTCACCCTTATTAAAATGAACAACAACTTTTTCATTCTTGTAAATCTTTTTCATGATCATAGCCATATACTTTTCAGAGTCTTGAGTTTCTCCAATGATGTTCATGCTATTTACAATTCCGACTGGAACTCCATAGGTTCTCCAATAGGAAAGGGCTATGTCTTCCTGGGCAGCTTTAGATGCTGCATACGGATTACTTGGAAGGTGCAGGTCTTTCCATTCCTTGTTTGTTCTGTGCTTTGATCCTGGACCATATACCTCGTCAGTAGATATGTGCAAAAACTTTTCTACCCCCGTGTGTCTTGCCCAATCAAGCATGTTACACATCAATGATACGTTGTTCATAATAAATGGAGCTGGGTTTTCAATGCTACGATTCACATGGCTTTCACTTGCACAATTAATTACATAGTCAATCTTACCAAAATCAGCATGGGTTACTGGGGACATTGGCTGTGCTAGATCTATGCCAACAATATTTACTCTTCTCATTGCATCTGGGGAGGAGCTAAATAAATATCCAAGCCTATCCTGAATACCACGATGCTTATAACTTACTGGTAAGACAATGCTATTGCAATCTGTAGTTTTTAATATATGTCTAACAACATGAACCCCCATAAGTCCACTTGCACCAGTAACCATTATTCTTTTCATTGCATCTCTCCAATAATTCTATCTAGTTCCATCCACTGTTTAATACAGTTTTCTCTTGTAAATCTATTGTTTATATACTCTATTTGTGGGGTTGGGTCAAACTTATTCTTTCTAATTTGCTTAATTGCCTTTTTTATTTCTTTTGTAAAAACTTTTATCATTTCTTTTTCACGCTCTTCCATATCTTTATGCGTTACTGGATAGTTTTTAACAATTTTTGCAAATCCATTTGTTGTTTCTGGTAAGGCTCCAGCATCAGTGGTTACTACCTTAACCCCAGCACTCATAGCCTCCATAACCCCAATACATGCAGTTTCTTCAAATATGCAGGGGTAGGCATAGATGTGAGACTTTTGTAGAGTATCAACATAGATCTCTCTTGTGCTATCTCCATTTTTAATAATTCTTTCATCCTGATCAAAAATTAATTTAGACTCATAGCTAATATCTCTTGGAGTCATGCAGTCCTCACATTCGCAGCAATGAATAGTAAG